CTTTTTCTCCATCATAAATTTTTGTAATGGTTACCGTATCATAAACATCCACATCATCTGTCAATAATTTAATCTGAGCTACATTATTAAAGAAAACGGAATGTGTCGGTTTAACCACCAACGTTCCACCAGTAATGCTGCCATTATCAGAAGTAGTTGGATAATCCACCCAGTTTCCAGAACTATTTTTATACTGCCATTTGCTGATAGACACTCCCTGTACCTGTGCGGTAAGCGTAGCCTGTGCCGCCCCTACCAAAGAAGAACCCGCATCGTATTTAAATACATGGGTATCTGCCGTCACGGATGCCAACTTAGCATTTTGTGCATTCTTAACCAGCGTATAGGTAATATCTGAAGAAATGTTGACGGTGTTTTTTGTTTCTGAATCGTAGTAACTGATATAACAAATGTAAGTGATCATCCCCGAAGATGACGTAGCAAGATTATCCTTATTTACGGTAAGGATTCCTCCTGCCACGGTTTCTCCTGCGATCAATGCACTTTCCGCCCCTGTTCCATCTTTTCGTTTCCAATTGATAGATAATCCTGACGCACCTAATGAAAGATTCGTCTGATCCAGAAAAATAACAGGAGTTAACTTCAGATTCGTGACCGCCCAGCTTGGAGCATAGGTATGTGGCAGCACGTTTGGATTTTCACTCTGCGTCTTCGGCAGATTGGACGTGATATACGCTGATAGTTTTCTTTGATCTGTAATGTCAACGAATGTCTGTTGACTGGAAGTTAAAATTGTAGCCATATAAAATTCCTCCTAAATCTTAATCTCACAATAAAAGGATGCATTATCCTGCACATCTTCTGTCGTGATTACAATCGATTTCCTTCCTGCATGAAGCCGATCCCAATCCGCATCTGTTTCCTCATTTCCAGAGTTACGATGCCAACAAAATGCAGACGCATCCAATGTATCCGTTATCTCTTTATCCCAAGAATATACCCGGCACCTTATGGTGCTTTTCTGTCCCCGGTCTTTGAAAATATTTACTCCCTCCACCAATAGTTCTGTCCGATACATCTTTGAAGATTGTATTTCTTCTACTTTCCCCGACATATCTTCCAATTTGGAATCTTGATCCATGATATCTTTTTCCAATGTATTCAGATTCCCATGTTGTTTCGCCGATAAGGAAGTCAGCGTTATGCTGGACGCACCGATTGTAATGGTGTTTCCTGATGGATTCAGATAATCCCTTGTTTTACTCACGCAAAGATATCTTCCATCAATTCCATGTGGCGGAGACAAACAGTCCACGTATTGTCTGGCATGAATATCCATAATATCAACACTTGCATCCGATTCATCCACAATGGAAAGTTCCATACTTGTGATACCTTTTGCCAATTCTGCCACCCGGCTTTTCGCTTTTCTGAGAAGATTCCCCGGCTCGGTTACATCATCCCAAACTTCTACTGTCCAAATCCACCCTATCTCTTTTAAGGCTTTTTCATCATAAACATACTCTACTCCTTCATTTACGCCTGTAATGGTCACTCTTTTTCCAGTTTCCACTTCATTCCCGTCTTCATCAGTTTCTTTAATTTTTGCTCCAAGTGGAATCAAAACCGTGATTCTCTCCGTATGGTCCTGAGTAATTTTTACATCCAAAAGATTTTTCCCATACTCCACTTTTTGTAAAGAAAAGGCTGTGAAATCTTCTAGATAATCCAACATTTTCCCTTCTCGTGTATATCGTACCTGTAAGTAACCGCCATGCGTTTTCATCAGTTTCTCCTGTATTGCGTCCAATGTTACGGAATATTCAGAGCTGCTATAAGAAATATAATCATTGTTATCCTTCACAGTCACATTTCCTATATGAAACTGTTTCTTTTTTTCTACCCGCTTGTTATGCTCTGTCAGAAACAGTTCCAAAAGCCCCTTTAAATTTCCTTTATATGAATACGGCGGCTGCATGGAATCTTTCAGATATGCAAGTGCTGATTCACAAGTCCATGTATGAGTATTATAAAAATCAATCCCATCATCCAACGCCCTGCCTTCAAATACAGTATTCTCTCCTTTTTTACACACGATTTCAGAAGACATCGGTTTCATATCCTTCAGATACGGATGGTTATAAGGTGCAGACAATATCAAACTGTCAATGTTTTCTGCATCTTCTTTTACCTGTGCCTGAGTGATGGCAAGACGAGAAAAATGTGGATGGTAGAACAACTTTCCATCCACATAAACACGAAATAATTTCATAATCTCCCCTCCCGATAGCGGAATGTTGTGACACCCTCTCCCTTAACACTCAGGCGGTTTTCCCCTGCTCCAAGTTCCATTTCCGGGAACTCCCATGTTCCGGCACTTACGGATTTTTCATAGGTATCTTCTCCTATTCTCCAAGAAAATGCGGTCTCCCCTGTGGTAATCACTACCGGAACCACAGGCATAAAATCGTTTTGAAGTGTAACCGTGCCACTTCCAGAAATCACGACTTCACTTTCCTTCACATGGTAAAAATAGGAATCTCCATCCGTGCACTCCAACGTGATTGTGCCTTTTCTAAGCAGCGGATCATATACAGGGGCAAACTCTACAGTCCCAAGTGCATATACATCGGGTTCTTCAGAACGGATTACCTTAATCAGCTTTCCAGCATATTGATTCACAAGTTCGGAAACCTTCTGATCATATTGCTTTCTGGTACCTAGCATTGACAGAACAATGGTAAAACTCCGTGGCTGATACGATACCCTTCCTAACGCTTCTGTATATCGGATTGGAGAATTTCTTCCCGGAACAACGATTGTATTCGTTTGGGACTGTGGTGTCGGAAAATCAATATTTTCCCGAATCCATCCCATCTCACGAACAGATTTTCCATTTAATTTCACATCAGGGATCATAAACTCAACCTCCTGTTCAACTTCTGTGCCTGTCCCAAACGACTGTCAATAGCCGGAAGCAGATGTCCCACCAATGTTCCATCTTCCAAATAAATGCCCTTACTGCTGTTATTGGCGATTACGGCAAGATACTGCTCCATTTTTCCCGTATTCATCCGGCTTGATAAAATATGCTCTAACTGATCATAAAACCCTTTCAATGGAAGAACCGCTTCCTTACCGGCTTCTCCTCCTGCCATTAAACTGCTTCCATTCATCCCAAAAACAGTAGGCTTGGTTAAAATACCACCTTCCTTATACCAATCAATGGAAAGATGCGGTACACTCGGAGGCGAAAGTGACAACTTTCCTGAAATCTTAAAATGTGGCAGCTTGATTTTAGGAAGTTCCAGTTTCATACCGGAAAAGAATCCTGTAATTTTATCTATGATTCCCTTCACCGCATTTTTTGCTGCTTCCACTGGTTTTATAATCGCATCTTTGATTCCATTCCAAACGGAAGTAGCTGTACTTTTAATTCCGTTGAAGATAGAAGTAACCGTGCTTTTCACGCCATTGAATACGGAACTGACCTTACTTTTTATGCCATCCACCACCGAAGAAATTACGGATTTGATTCCATTCCATATCGATGATGCCACGGATTTCACAGCATTAAATACTGTTGATACCGTAGTTTTTATGGTATTTAAAACAGATGAGACCTTACTGCTTATTGCATTCCATACTGTAGAAATCACATTTTTTATCGCTCCCATCACAGATGAGATTGTACTGGAAACTGCATGGATTGCAGATGACACTACAGATTTAACGCCCTCCCATACGGAAGAAACAATTCCTTTACAGTTCTCCCAAATCATCTGGAACGGTAACGTTATAATATCCACCGCACCCTGAATAATAGAGCCGAGCAGCATGACCGCCGTCTGTACCACATTACATATTCCTTCCCATACAGACTGCAAGTGCGTCCACAAATTTGAAAACCATGCTTTTAGGGAATCTACCATTGCACCAATTCCGGTACAGATGGTATTCCACAGCTCTCCGAACCATTGTGTAATCGCACCCCAATTTTGTATAATCGCAATAATTCCGGCAATCGCCGCTGCCACCGCTGCAATGACAGCAATAATAGGAAGCATTGAAACATTCAAAGCACCCATCGCCACGGAAATCGCTGCAATGACCGGAGTAAGGGCTGTGAATGCTGCCAACAATGCCCCTAAAATAATGACGAAATTTTGAACCGGTCCCGGTAATCTCTCAAACCATCCTCCAATCGTGGTAATCACGGATACCAATGGTGGAAGGATTGCATTTGCCAATTCCGCCAGTTTTTCTCCTAAAGGTACTAATGCCTGCTGTAATTTTCTTGTATTGGATTCCATCTGCTGCATCGGTGTTGTTGTCGCATCGAACATTCCCTGTGCAGAACCTTTCACACTATCATAGGTGCTTCCGACAGAAGTCAGGGACGTAATGAATTTTAAGTTTCCATCTTCCGCCATTGTTCCAAACGCTAAAGCAGCAAGGTTTAACGCTTCCTGTTGATTCGTACAGTTTCCGATATCTGCCACGATAGAATCAATGACCTGCTTCTGTGTTGCTCCTCCATTCTGCCATGAAGTAAACAATTCCTGTGTTTTTGTAGAAAAAGAACCGATGGACTCTCCAATTGTTCCATCCACAAGACGGGTAGTCACTTCATTGATGGCATCATTTACCTTGTCAAGATTATACGCACCATTTTTCAATCCATTGTCCAGCAATTGGAAATACTCCGATGCCGAATATCCCGCCTGAGAAAACTTTCCTGCATATTCACTCAGGTTATCTCCTAACTCATTCGTTTTATCCAAGCCATTCTGTGTGCCAACTACGATATAATCCATCGCTTCCTGTGCGGTTAAACCATACTGCTGCATTAAGGAATTCACACCACGAAGCGTTTCATTCATATCAATTCCATACAATTCGTCCAATGTAATGGCCTGCTGTGTCAAATTAGTAAGGTCTGTTTCACTCAGATCGCCCAAGTTCTTTTTTACCATAAGGACGGCATCTGCCACGCTGTCCATGCTTTCTCCAACGCCATCCGAATACACAGATTTAATAACATTTGCCGATTCTTCTGCTGCCTGTCCGGTTTCTCCAAAATACGCATTTACTTTTGTGACCGCATTCTCTGTTTCCGAATAAGCATCCATTGCTTTTGTTCCGATGTCCTGAATTTTATCTCCTACAGCAGAAAGCTGATCTGCAGTCTGCATCAAGGCAGCACCTTTTGTATTTTCTGCAATCTGCCCCACATCCTCGGCAGTATCCTGAGCCGCATCCCCTGCCTGCTTTAATTCTTCAATCAGATTACGGATAGCTTCTCCATCATCAACCGTATCTAACGCATCGGTCAATTGACGGATATCTGCTTTCCCGCCTGTTGCAGACTTTCCAATTTTCTCGATGGCTGTCTTCATTTGATCTGAATTGGCAGTTCCATTTTTAATCGCAGAAACTAATTTACTTCCAAGAACATCCGCATAATCATACACTTGTGTTCCTGTCAAAGAAAATAATTTTTCCAATCTTGCCGTATTGGAAGAAAGACGGTCTTGTTCCGTTTGGAGAGAGGATAAATCATTTTTATACTGATTCAGCTTTCCTCGTGTTTCCTCTATCTCTCTTTGAAATGCCTGATATTTGTCCTGACCTATATCCCCCCTTTGAAAAGCTGCCGTAACCTGCTCCTGTGCAGATTCCAACGCTTCCAATTTGTCACTTGTCTGGCTGACCGCTTGTGAAAGTAACTGCTGCTTCTGAGCCACCAATACAGTATTGGATGGATCCAGTTTCAACAATTTATTTACGTCATTGAGGGCAGACTGTGTCTTGGTAATTGAAGAATTCACGCTACGTAATGCTTTATCAAGACCCGTGGTATCTCCTCCGATTTCAACTGTAATTCCCTTAATCCTGTTTCCCATGTCTGCACCTCCTCCCAAAAAGGCATAAAAAAAGCACGGATTTCTCCGAGCATGAAAATAGCACCGATTCATTTTGAAACGATGCTATTTTACTATATGTTCTGTAAGTTTTACTAAAAATATCTTTTAATTCTATAACTTAATTCGATTATTTTTTCATGTATTAGCTGTATTGTCTCTTGAAACACTTTATCATCCTTACCCGTAGGATCATCCACTCCCCAGTCTTCTCTATATTCGCATGGAATTACAGGACAATTCACATTACACCCCATTGTAATCACAATGTCTACTTGCGGTATTTCTGACAACAGTTTGGAATATTGTGCTTTTTCCATGTCTATTTGATACATTTCTTTCATTAAACGAACTGCATCTTGATTGATTTGTGGTTTCGTTTCTGTTCCAGCGGAATAGCTTTCAAATACATTTGAAGAAAGGTGCTTTCCCAATGCTTCCGCAATTTGACTACGACAAGAATTATGAACACAGACAAAAGCCACTTTAGGTTTTTTCATAAATAAATTACCGACCTTTCTTCGTTTTATTACTTACTCAATAGTGCTTTCACTTCGTCTGCGGTCAATACTTTTCCATAGGATATTACTTCGCCATTAAACACCAATGCAGGTGTAGACATTACTCCATAACTGGCGATTTCTGCAAAATCTGTAATGTGTTCAATCTCATAATCTAATTGAAGTTCAGATATTGCTGTTCTAGTTGCTTTTTCCAATTCCATACATTTTGCACAGCCCGAACCTAATATTTTAATGCCTTGCTCTTGTTTCTTGTTTTCTGCATTTTTCATTGTTTCTGATGTGCAATTTCCACCACAACAGCATGATTTTGTTTCTTTTTTCTTTCCAAATAATTTCATTTCTTATTCGCTCCTTTTAAATAAATAGTGTACTAAAAATATTAAACAGATAGCCTACAATGATAATGCCAAATGTGCAAATAGCAATAAATAAGGTCAATAATTTAGGTTTTACTGCTTTTTTTAGCATGATTAAAGACGGTAAACTTAATGTTGTTACAGCCATCATAAATGATAAGATTGTACCTAATTGTGCCCCCTTTGCAAGTAATGCCTCTGCAACTGGTATTGTTCCAAAAATATCAGCATACATAGGAATACCGACAAGAGTGGCTAAAATAACACCAAACGGGTTATTACTTCCTAAAATACTTTCAATCCATGTTTCAGGTATCCAATTATGGATAATTGCTCCAATCCCTACACCAATTAAAATGTATGGAAATACTTTTTTGA